CCGTGGCGCCGCATATAGCGCAACCACGGGCCAAGATCGCGTAGTACTCCTCGAGCGTTATCCCGTACTTGTTCTTGATGTGCCTGCGCCTCGCGTCGATCCGGTGCTTCTCTGGATCTCTTGCTCGACGACGCCTGGCCTGATCAGCACGCTGCGCCTTGAACGCTTCGGGGTCAGATTCCCGCCTCGCCTTTATGCGGGCCAAGACCTCGTCGCGGTTCTTCGCATACCGAGCTCGTTGATAATCGCTACGGGCGACACGCCTCCGCTCCGCCGATTGTGCCCTGCAGCTTTCGCAAAGCTTTCGACCGACGCCCGTTGGCTTCGGACCGCCACATCCCATGCAGGGATTACTCTTCTTCTGGCTCAAGGCTTGCTCCTTGGGTCCGGGGGCGGGCCGTCGCAAGCGGTGCCGCCCCAATTTGTTCCGCAAAGGATACCGGGCGGAGCGGGCGCTTTCGCCCCGCCCCGCCTCAGTATCAAGCTACCTTACGAAATTCTCGCCTCTACAAACCCTGTGGGGCGATAAACAGCCAAACCGAGGCGCTCCTCGGCACGTATGGCGATGAGATTCCTTAGAAAGTCATCTTCGTTGGCATTAGTTACCTCGACGGACATGCCGCCCTTGCGCCAAACCTGAGCGCTCGAGGAGGTCCCGATGATGGCCGTGCCGGCACCGATGACACCGGTGACGTACACCGGCTTGTTCCAGATCGAATCCAGCGCACCGCCGACCTGGCCGGAGGCACCGAGATTGCTCCCGGACCCGTACGGACCCTGGAAGGGGCCGCCGCCGTAGAACTGCCCGGCGGTATCGGTGAGAAGCCTGATGGCTTCCCAGTCGGTGGGATGCAGGACGATCCAGTCGGGCTCGAGGAATGCCGAGCCGCGAAGCCCGTTCATTGCCTTGAACAACTGGACGGCACGGTTACCGGCGGCGGTGCCACCGGCGTACACCGGAACGGAGCGTGAGGTCAGGAGTCCCTGAACCTCGTTGCCGCCCGACGTGCCGCGGATGAGCTGACGCTCTTCCTCGATCTGTACGAACAGCGAGAGGCGCCCGTTGATGTATGACTGAATCGCGGGTGCGTCCTCCAGCATTTCGTCTGAGACCTTCAGCGACGTGGCGATCTTCTTGATCGGCTCGTCTGTGGTCGTCAGGCCGAGCGTGGACTGCGGCTTGAGGCCACCTTCCGCGACACCGGCAGCACCGCTGGTCGCGGTACCTTCGACGACGTACCGGAGGCTGTTGGTCGTGGCCTGCCCCTGGAGGAGCAGATCAGCGAACGTGAGCTTCTGGAACAGCTTGTCGACGACACCGGGGACAACCTGCGGAACGGTTGCGGCCAAAGCGCCACCACCACCGCCGGCACCCTCAAGCAGCGTGCCCTTCATGTCCATCGCGACCGGACCCGTGGAGAACCCTTGGGGCAGTCGACCGCTCTCGCGGTACATGTTGACAGCGCTCTTGTAGCCGGCCGAGCTGACGAACTGCTCGCCGAGGCTCTTGGCAACCATGCTCTGAACGTGACGCTCGGAGCGGTCCTCGCCAACCTGAATCGACGGGATTGACGGGCCAAGCTTCTGGCCGATCGCCTCGACGTCCTTGACGGTCTTGAGGTTGGCTTCTGCCTCGCTCTTCTCGCCCTTCAGGACCTCAATGGCCTTGACGTGCTTCTCAACCTCGAGCCGCTCGTCGTCGGTGAGCTTGCGGTCTTCCTTGGTCTCGAGGGCGTAAATGTCCTCGAAGCCCTTTACGTGCTCCAGCATGGCCTGGTCAATGGCCTGGAGCTCCTTTTCATACCTGTTCATGTGAACCCTTTACGGGAGGAGTGACTGCACCACGAGGTCACGCGTGTACTTGCGAAGCTCGTCGGGCTCAAAGGCCAGATCGGGCTTCGGTTCGTCCGCTACAACCGGCAGCGCAGGGGGATTAGTGCTCAGTCCGCCGCTCCTGACTTCCAGGGCGATCTGCTTCGCTTGGTGGCTGAGCTGGTCCACATGACGAGCACCCGCAGGCTCCTCGTCCGTATCTTCAGCTTCCTTCTTTTCCTCGGTCTCGAGGGACTGCTCCAGCTTGTTCAGCCGGTCCTCGAGCTCCTGAAGTTTCTGTTCGGCAGTGATCGGCGCACCATCAGCGCTTTTCATGCTCAAAATCTTGGTGTCCGGGTTCGCGGGGACGGGAACTATCGAGACCTCGAACAGGTCGAGCTCACGCAGTTCGTTGACACCGTCCTTACGCGGTGAACCGTCAACAACCATGTAGCCAAACGAGAGCGACATAGAGCCGCCCTTCATTGACCGCCACGCCTCTTTCGCGACCGCGCTGTCGTTGACGTCGACCTTGCCGGCCACTTTGAGGCCAACACCGTCGATTTCCTCCATGCTGGAGGAGTCAACCGACCCGATGATGTCCGCGGCGGCACCGGAGTGATTCCAGTGCAACGGAACACGCTTGCCGGATGCCTGCCACTTCGCGATCGACTTCCCGAACGCGCCGTGAACGATCTCGTCACCGGAACGGTCAAGGGTGTAGGCGGCCGCGATCGCGGTGAACTCGCCCAGGTCTGTGGTCGTGACCTCAGTCACAGCCTTCGTTACATGCTGCATATCGCTGCCTTTCTGGCGGCTGCTATTCGATAGCCATCGAGCAGGCGCACCCTGGTGCGCTGCCCGGGGCAAAACCTGCGGGCCAATCGGACCCAAGAGGGACGGTGTCCCCGCCGAACTCGGCGTGGCGGTTCGTGTTGGGAATCCAAACCTTCACCCGCTGCTCTGTGCCGGGGGCTTGGCGGGCCGCTTCCTCACGCGCCCAGCGGGTTGCGCTGGCACCGAGGCTGATTCCGGCGGACATAACGTGCGTTGCACGGTTGCTGAGCGCTGCATCGACGCCGTTCTCTTCGACTTCGCTGCGGATCGTGGCGTTGATGCCGTCAGCGGCACCGTCAGCCATTGCCCGTAGGTAGTTGCGGACCTGGCTCATACGAAAGTCGCCGGCAAGCTTGAACGCGTAGATTTCGCCCTCGGTCTCAATGATCTGCTCGAGGGTCCCGTGAATGTCTGCGGCGAGCTTGGCCCGCCACCGGCGCCAGTCATTTCGGTTCGCCTTCACGCTTGAGAGCGACTTTTCCTCAAGCCCGCGCTCCAGACGGTCGTAATGCTTCTCGATAACACCCTGCGCGAGTGAGATGTGGCGATGCTGGCGATCGAGGTCACGCGCCCGCGATGTCACTGCCACGGCCTTTGTCAGTGCCTTCGGTTCCTCGCGGTAGGACCCGTCCTGCGGAGGCTTGTTCGGGTCCTGAATCGGCATGATGTCCGTTGAGGGCCGCGGGTTGTCGCCGACCAGCACGTTCATCGGGGTGACGAGCTCGTCGCCACCGTCAACAGGGGGCAAATTCAGCCGGGCACGTGCCTCGTTGGTCACCATTACGGGTCTGCCGGTCGCGGAGGTCAGCGCCGCGAGGCGGTCGTCGCCCATGTGCTTCTCGTCCAGGTTGAACTCGAAGCAGCCCTTCGTCCAGTTGTAGGCCCGGACAAGGATGCGCTGGTTGAGGAAACTGGTGAAGTCCTCGCAGTACGGCGGCAACGTGTCGGCGTAGAACTGTGATTGGGCGTCCTTGACGTTGGAATCCATCCCAACCATGCCCAACGGCACCCCGTACAGGGACGCGACACGTTCAATGGCCCACTGCCGGACAGCCATCATCTCGGCGTCTTTCGGGCTAACTCCGAAGGAACGCATTTCCATGCCTTCCTCAAGGACGACGGGCGTCTTGTTGCGGCGCCGCATTCGATTCGTGAGGTCTTCCTCGAAGCCCTTGCGTGCCTCGTTTGACCAGCCGGGCGCCTCGAGCGGACGGAACACCCAGGTCGGCTCGGTCAGGCCGGCGTTCGCGAGTTCCACGGTCGCTGCTTGCAGCGCGGCGTCCTCGGCGATCACCGAGCGCAGGGTGTCTAGGGGGGAGAGGCCGATCCGCGGGTCGTGCGGATTCTCGCCGCGCCAGTGCATGACCTGCTCCGGGGTGAAGTCAACCCACGTCCCGTCGATGCGGTGATAGCGATACCCCTCCGCACGGAACAGCGAGTTGCCGCGGATCTCAATGTTTGCGGCGGGCATGTGCTCGAACGCGATCTGATTCCCGGCCGGGATCATCAACGCATAAGCGTTCTTGTAGATCAGGTAGTCGGTGAACAGCGACCGAATGAACGAATCCGACGTCGTGTCGAGGTTCGGGTAACGCAGCGACAGCGCGGCCGGATGATCTGGCTTCGGCTGACGCTCGGCCTCATCGACCTCTTCGTACAACCGGAGGTCGAGCTGACCGACATTCCGGGCGATTACGTCCACAACCGTCCGGACAGCGGGGCTATTCGTGTACATCCACGCGTAACTCGCCGACTGCGCCGTGTTGTACGCATCCTGAATGCGCTGACGACTCCCGCCACCAAGCAGCGGGTACGGCTGCCAACTCTGGTCGGCAATCGCGTCCAAGGCACCGGCCGTTGCGGTCAGTGCCTTTTTCTTGAAGGGCCATGCGGCCATATGTCCCTCCGGGTTTCTAAGCCGCTGAGTAGCGCTCTTCGTAAACAGATTTGGATGGCGCCCGATTTGAATGCTCGACGACCATCGCCGCGGCGGTCAAAGCGTCAATGACGCGGATGTCCTGCATGATCGCGCTGGTCCGTGACTCGGACGGCCGGCGGAACCGATAGTCACCGCCGGGCAAACGGTGCGCGATCGCGTGCAACACATGAGACCGAAGCCCATGATCCCCGGTGTGCTTCAGGGTGCCGTTGCGCAACCCCTCCGTGAACGCCTGGTAATCGGCGACATGGGCGGTAGCGCGACGGTGATCATGGTCAATCACCGGGATACTGAGCTCGTCCTCGATCCAGTGCGCGATGTCTTCGGCCTGGTGCATGTCGATGACGACCGTTTCGACGCGATATCGCTCCTGCAAGTCCATCATCGCGCCCTTGATCACATCGGGGTGCATGCTCGAGCCATCACGTGGCGGCACAAGAATCGTGGCCGGGCCGAGCAGCCTGTAACCCGGCTTCTTGTGCAACGGCACAAAAGCGGTCGTGTCGCGCTTGAACGCGATATCCAGGCCGATATCGACGCTTGCGTTAGCCGGGATCTCCTCATCGGAGAACGCGTCGTCCCATTCCTTGTCAGTGATCGCCGAATCAGACGACCGGGTAGGACGGTTGCACTTCAAGCGCTTCCAGGCACCGAGGTCGGTGACGGTCGCGAAGTCCTCGGCGAGCGTTGCCTCAGTGATCATCGACAGAGGATTCGCCGCCTTGACGGCCTTCATGTCCTCACAAGCGTCGTCCTTGTCGACCATCCACTCGTGCAAGACCTCGCCGGGTGCCGTAGCACGCAAATACGCGCCGTCACGGTGACGCTCGGCGGCCCGCCGGCGAATCTCG